CCAATTTTTTTAATATTAAATTTAATGTTTGTGTAATGGATTTTAAACGAATTTCCATTTCTTCTATTTTTTTGTCTGCATCTGTTTTAGGCCTATATACCTTTTGTGTAGATGTTAAATTTATTGTTGCCATAAATTTGCCTTTATTTAAATTGAGGGAGAGGAATAGCCCCTCCCCCAAAGTTATTTAGTACTAACTTGCAGTATCGTGCTGAGAGTCAGTATTTGTGTCAGTTTCACCTACTCCTGAAACATCACACATAACAGCCCACACTCTGATTTTACCAGCAGATGAATCTGCACCACCGATAAGTATGTCTAAAGTATCTGCAGATGCTGCTACGTGTCTAGCAGTTGCAGTCAATGTACCATAGCCTGTTGCGTTAGTGTCACCGTCAACATAAATGTCAACGTCTCCACCTGTAATACCTAAATCCATAGTAGCAGAACTAGAAAGTGCAGTTATTACTTCTATTCCAGCTTCCATGATTAAAGTCTCTGCAGGTATGTCTAATACTTGTAGAACATCTCCATTATCTGGCCCAGTATCAGCTCTGATTGCAGATAAATCAATTGTGTTCTCAACTAAATAAGGTACCCTTCCATTAGAAGGATGACCTGTTGTGCCACCGGCACCGGTTACATTTAATGTACCCATTTTATATAATCCCTTCTAAATTATGAGTTTAAGTCTACGACACCAGTGAATACGCCTTTGTATCCATCACCGGAGCCACGAAGTACCTTACGACCAAATACGTGAAGACCACGAACTATGTCAGAGAAACTATCTGGATCACGTATTACTTCTGTTTTAGCAATATGTGAAGCAGTAGCCACTGCAGACATATGTCCAAACAACACATCAGCTTCACCTGATGTTGATGATGGTCCAAATGTATTTGCTGCTGCAGTTCCTGCAGATCCAACAACCATAACATTAGTCTGATACAGAGTAAAACCATGTATCTTTCTGTCTGTTACTTGGCCGTTGAATAAGTTAGATGGACCACCTGTTACAGATGCATCCATTACTTTTGAGTCAGCCTGTCTTAATATTTCAAAGAACTGAGGGCTGGCACAAAGCCAACGGTTTTCACCCGGAACGTCATTGTCATCTAGTACACGAGCTGCTGTACTAATGTAGTTTGCTATTTCGTTACCTGTGTTACCAGATATAGCAGTACCTGCAACACCTAATGTGCCATCTATAGTAGCAGCACCATCATTGATTGCGTTTAGTACGTTGTAGTCATAAGATTTCTTCAGAGCATAAGCACCTGAAGATGTTGCAAGAGCCTCAAAGTTTACATGTGATTGTCTTTCTTCTATGTCGTCAACTTTAAATGCAAAATAATTGCCTTGATCAACTGTTAATTGAATCTGATCATCAGCAAGTGTTTGTGTATTTATTGTTTGTCCACGACCATAAGAAGCCACAGTAACTGTTGGTTCTTTTAGAATGTTTACAGTATCACCAAAATTCTCAATTTCTCCGGTGTAATCGGTATTTGTAATAGCTTCAGCAACCGATGCTCTACGGAAATATTTAAGAACTTTTTGACTGTAAATAGCTGGTGCCCAATTACCTGAAGGTAAATTCTGATAACCGGCTGCCGATCCCATTGTAGCCATATTTATTGTCCCTTAAAGTTACGCCAATTGATCAACTCTGCCTTCTCTCATGGCAGCGTCAATATCAGCTTCATATTTCTCAAAGTCCCAAGGTTTCATAGATTGTATTTCAGACATCTTCCAAACTTTTTTATTTCCAGAGTTTACACTCGTAGGATTTGTTTTAGTTTTTAGTACTGCCTGAGCTGCATCTAATTTACGATTTGAGACGGCTTTATTGTTATTTGACGAAACACCCACATCAGCTTTGTATAAATCAACAGTGCGAATTGCCCATTTTGGATCAGTATTGTTTTTACGAATACCATCCGCTATGCTGGCAGGTTGTTCCTCAAGCCATGCTAAAAATTCAGGAGTAGCCTTGATTTCATTAAAATCAGGGTGGGCTGAAGTTAGCTGCTTGTATGCTGACTGTACAATCAACTTCTGTTCTTTTTCTGTAAGCTCGTTAATTTTAGCTTTAAGATCAGCAGTTTTTTGGTCAGCCATTTCGTGAGAGATAGTTTCAACAACTTGATATACGTCTGGATACTTTTCTCTAAACTGGTCTAGTTCTTCCTTAGTTTTAGGAGGAGCATAGGCCTGTTCTTTTTGTACCTTTTCAGCTACATTAGCTTGGGCAGCTAGAGTTTCTTTTTCTTGCTTCCATTCATTTAGTTGCTGATCGTAGTACTTCTTTAGATCGTCATACCTTTTCTTATAATCATGTTCTCGTTTTTCAGTAGGTATCTCTTCGCTGTTAGGAACAGCACTTGCATTATTTGCATCCATAAAACCTTCAGGTTCTTGTTGGGTAGCCTCTACGGTGCCAACTTCTTCTTGTTTTTCTGGATCGTCTTTATATACATCGTCTTTATAAGCACCTCTAAACATAGATTCTCTACCATCATCCTTTATTGCAGAGTCGGGCTTATTTGTAGTCTTCAGTTCTTTCGCCATTTTTGTTTCCTTCATGTGGGGCCTTCTTTAGGGTAGCCACTTCGGTTGTTTTATGTAGGGGCCGTTGAAGAAACGGGTAGCCTACGCTATATTTAACCCGGAGGTTAAAACTCTATGTAAGACCAGCCATTTGGTCTTGTAATACTGGTGGAGTAGGTTGTTGTGGTGGAACCTCTTCTTGTTGGGCTATTTTTTCTTCTGTTTCTTCTTTTCCACGATTATTAATTTTTTCTAATTTATCATATCCTATTACTCTTGCAATTACATCAGGAATAACCACTTCACCATTTGAAACTAATATTTTTTCTGCACTAACAGGGCTTTGTTTAGTATTTAAACTTACACCATTTTCTTTAAGGTATTCTACTGCCTCTTTTATCATATTATAAATATCTTTTAATCCAGCGTGTTCTACAGCTGCAGCATTTATTACAAACCCATCACTTTCCATAGGCACATCATCAGCTACGCCAGATTCATCTGCTCCGGGTGCATCTACCATTCCTACAGGACCAGCTGCAACTTGGCCCGGACCTTCTGCTTTTTGTTGTTGAACTGCTTTTTCTGCAGTGTCTCCTCCAATAGCCATCATTTCAGGTGCATTTTGAGGCATTTCCCTCTCTACAGACCTAGAAGGCACCTCCTGTTGCATTTGACCTTCTTGGGGTACTACCCTAGCCGGAGCTTCCTTAGATGGCATTCCTTGGGAAGTTATGGGACTCATTTTTTGTTCATCTTCTGGAAATTGTCCAGTTTGGGCTTTATATAACAAACTACTAGCTTCTTCAACCATCGGCATTATTTCGTTTAATCTACCTTGTTCTTCTGGTGTTAAATTCTTTTGAATTAAAGCTGCTATATTTTCTCTATCTACAGCAGGATTACCTTCTGTTAAAAACTCTTGGTCTAGTTCTTCAAAATTAAGCATCTTCTATTAATCCTGTTACATATTTAGCTCGTCTAGCTGTTTGTTTTGCCCACCGAGAATCTCTTGCTTCTACAGCAGCTTCTTTAAAACGATCTTCTTGTATCAAAGCTAAAGTTTTTTTAAATTTAAGAACACCGGTCATACCTAACTGAAATCTCATGTGCATCAATGCCAGCTGTATTTTTGCTGGTTTAGTTCTCCACCAAGATAGGCTGTTATCTAAACTTGCAGAACATTCGTCTATGTCGTTGTGTAGTAAATAAATGGCTTCGTCTTTTGTAATCTTGCCACCCTTTTCTGGATCAATCAATCTACCTACACCGATTGTGGCGTAACCTTCGCTGTCTGTATATTGGTGAAGTACCAGTCCTTCGTGATCAATCAACGAGTCTACTAGTTCAGATTTACGAAAAGTATCTACTATTGTCATTTTTTACCTAACATTTTAGTTGCCCAACGAATACCAAGTGATGCGGATATTGCACCGATAAATGTATAGCTGTACCATTCTGGTGCATTGGATACGTATTCCCACCCAAGCATAACATACTCTTGTGTCCACGGTAGAAATGATCCGATAAACGGCATGGTTATTACTAGTAAAGCAAATTCATCTTTGTAGCTGTACTGTTGTTGTTTCAATGCTTCTATGTCATAATTTATTTCTGAATCAGCTGTCTTTTCAATGCGTCTTATTTCTGCATCCACTTTTGCTTCTGCTATTTTTGCTTTTGATTTAACTTTAGCTGTGCGTTCTTCCATGTATGATTTTACAGGTGCACTAACTAAACTTACTATTGGTCCTAAAAAACTTAACATTGTTTTTCCTTTAATTATTATATGGTATACGATCCCGTAAGATTTTTATGTAACATTTCAAATAATGTAGCTGGTCGTTCTCCATAAGAAACTATATTTTGTGTATGGCGACCATAATAATCTAATGGACTATTTGGGTCTGGTCTTCCAGTATCTGTTCTTGTTGATACTGTAGTAAATTCTCCAGATAATGGAACATTTATTCCTGCACCTACAGGATCTACTAGTCCACCATTTTTATAAGCCATATCTTGATACCTCTTATTAAAATCTTCCATTTTTGCTTTATAATCTTCTTGGCTAGTAATTGGTTGTCCGTTATACGTTGGAGTTCCTGTAACCATTCCCTGTGTTTCAAGTATTGCACGAATCATTGTACTAGGATCGGAATATCCAGTTTCTCCAGTGCTATCGTATCTTTCTAACCTAGGGTTTTCTTGAAGAAATTTTCCCCAACGATTACCATTAAATTGTAATCCAAAGTCTTTTACATATTGATTTACATAGTCAGCTATACTTGCCCCTACAGCTTGTCCTGTTTCTCTCCTATAGGCATTGTAACCATATCCTCTTGTAGTCATTAACTTATTAGAACTTGCTTTTAGATCAACACCACCAAATGGTTGTTTAGGTCTACTTCCTCCAAAAAGGCTGCTTAATGCAAATTTTGCTGCGTGTAAAATAGCCACTGGCACAGCTGTTGCAGGGTTAATAAGTGTCATAAGGGATAGTCCCGCACTAAAATAATCTTTTTCTTTTATTCCAGAATATATTCCGTACAAGGATGCAGCTGAACCAATAGCAGAACTAGCTGTAGATGTTGGGGGAGTAGTTCCTCTTAAACCCGTAGAAAATCCCGGAGCTCCAGCAGCCCCTACTGTTGCTTGTGTTCCTAAACCAGTAACAGTTCCAGCCGGAACAGATAATCCTACGTTAGCAAAAGCAGATATACCTGAAGAAGCAAGGGAGGAATATTGCATTGTGGGCCTACTAAAATTACTACCTGCTAGTGATGCTGGAGGAGCACTACTTAAACCTATACTAGATTGACTTGCTGTTGTTCCTAATCCTGTAGGAATGCCCATTGTGTACTTTAAATTATCTACATTATATGATCCCACTGTAGACAAATTAGATACATCGTGAGAATGAAAAATATAGTTGTATAAATCTTTTCCTTTATCATACAAATAGTCTGTTAAAGGGTCAAGGTCTGGATCTAAACCTTGTGAGGGTGGTCTTTCACCTCTGTACTCTTCTTGAACTACATCTTCAGCAGTTTCTTGACCACTTCTACCTAATGGATTTACAGATACACGATCACCTTCTTTAATATCTGGAGTTATTTCTTCTACAGAAGAAAAACTTGTAGGTGTTTTATATCTAGAAGTTACTTTATCTAATAAAGATTTTGCATCTTCATCTTCTATGTCTGTTAAGGTTCCTTCAAACAAATCTTTCGGTCTTAATTTTACAGAAATATTTCCTTGTTCTTTTAATTTAATAGTGTTTACATCACTTAATTTATATTCTTCAGGAAGCACCCTACTAAGAGTTTCTTCTTGTTCGGTTATCCCAAATCTATTAGAAAATTTATCTACAGGCATATTAATAGCACCTGTATCTAAAGCAACAGTA